CTCCACAGGATTACTACATGGCAACTACACAATGGGATTTACGTCAACCAGATATGTTGGACTTTCTTCGTCCAAATGGTTTCTATTTTCTTGTACAAAATCTACCACAAGTAACATATTTCTGCCAGGCAGCTAACATTCCAGGTATCAATCTGGGATATGCCATTCAGCCAACACCATTCATCAACATCCCTAAGCCAGGTGAAAAGATTGACTTTGGTGAATTGACCATTAAGTTTCTTATTCAAGAAACCATGGCCAACTACATTGAACTATACAATTGGATTATTGCTTTAGGATTTCCTGAAAGCCACACACAATTTCAAAGTCGTTTTGGTGGTGCATCCACCATCACACCAGAAGGAAATGTGTCCAGTACAGGAGCCCGTCCTGGAGTAAGAACCACAGATGCTGCTGAATATAGTGATGCCACATTGTTGGCATTGGATAGCAATTACAATCCGGTTGTGGAATTCACATTTAAAGATTGTTTTCCTGTAGGATTAACTGGTATTGAATTTGACGTATCAACTGGTGATACTCAATACTTTGCTGCTCAAGCCGTGTTTAGATACAGAATGTTCACCATAACATCATTGGCTTGACAAATAAGGTAAAGTAGTTTATAATTGTAGTATGTGAGGAGGTTATATGAAACTACAAGAAATTCAGGCTATGTGGGCAGAAGATTGTAAAGTGGATCAAACCAATCTTGGTCGCTCTGCTGCTCGGGTACCAGAACTACACGCAAAATATTTAAATATGTTAACTTCGGTTCGCCTACAATATCGTAAGGCTGAAGCCGATTATCTTCGTTTACGCAAGTTGAAGTTTCGTTACTATCGTGGTGAATTGTCCAAAGAAGAATTGACTGAATTGGGGTGGGACCAGTATTTAAACAATCGCCCATTAAAGAATGAAATGGATGAGGTTATGACTACAGATGATGACATCATTCAAATCACAGACAAAGTGGAATACATCAAAACGGTTCTATATCAACTAGAACAAATATTGAAAAGCATCAATAGCAGAACCTGGGATGTAAAGTCTGCCATTGAATGGTACAAGTTCACGAACGGTGGCTTGTGAGTACTGTTACGATAAATAAAAAAGATGAAGTGTATCTTCGTGTAGATGCCGACCCGGATGTTCTACTAGAAATGAATGACTTCTTCACCTTTGCTGTACCTGGCGCACAATTCACACCTCAGTATCGTGCAAAACTTTGGGATGGAAAAATTCGACTATTGAGTTTGTTCACCAAAGAATTGTATGTGGGATTATCATCTTATGTCGAAGAATTTTGTAAAAGAAACGGCTATGCATTTGTTAATAAGTGTCAGCCTGTCTCTGATGTCGGTGATGTTGCTCAGTTTATTGCTTCGCTAAACTATCATTCGAACGGCAAGCCTGTAAACATTCGAGATTATCAAGCTGATGCTGTTCATGAAGCAATTAAAACGGGACGAACACTTCTGTTGTCTCCAACAGCAAGTGGTAAAAGTCTTGTTATTTACACGTTAGTGCGTTGGCATCAACAACATAATCGTAGGCAACTCATCATTGTTCCCACCACAAGTCTTGTGGAACAAATGTATGGAGACTTTGCCGACTACGCCACGGGTTCCGATTGGAAGGCGTCCGAGAATTGTACTCGCATCTATTCAGGTAAAGAGAAAATCACAAACGTGCCTGTGGTGATTTCCACTTGGCAAAGCATCTACAAGATGCCTAAGAGTTTCTTTGAAAACTTCGATGTCATCTATGGTGATGAATGTCATCTATTCAAAGCCAAGTCATTGTCCTCTATCTTACATAAGTGCACCAAGGCACCGTATAAGATTGGCACCACAGGCACACTTGATGGCACCAAGACACACAGGTTGGTGTTGGAAGGATTGTTTGGTGCTGTATACAAGGTGACAAGCACCAAGAAGTTGATGGATGAACATCAATTGGCAGACTTGAAAATTCGATGTGTTACATTAGATTACACAGATGAAGAAAAACAATTATGCAAGAAGTTCAGTTACCAAGAAGAAATTGATTGGTTGGTAACACATCCAAAACGAAACAAGTTCATTCGTAATCTAGTATTGGATCAAAAGGGTAACACCTTGGTGTTGTTTCAATATGTAGAGAAACATGGTGAACCTTTATATGATATGATTAGTGAAAAGTTGGAAGATGGGAGAGATTTATTCTTTGTTCATGGTGGTGTTGAGGCAGGAGATAGAGAACAAGTTCGTGCCATCACAGAAGAATCCACGAACGCCATTATCTTGGCTTCATACGGAACATTCTCTACAGGCATAAATATTAGAAACCTCCATAACATTGTGTTTGCCTCACCTACAAAATCTCGTATCAGAAACTTACAAAGTATTGGTCGTGGATTGCGTTTAGGTGAACAAAAAACAAGTTGTAAGTTATATGATATAGGTGATAACTTATCATGGAAGTCGCATAAAAATTACACACTATTGCATCTAATTGAGCGAGTGAAGATATACAATGAAGAAGGGTTTGATTATAAACTTCTCACGGTACCTTTAAATGCATAATCTCGAAGATGGATATTTCAAGATTGTAAAATTGAAAACAGGTGAAAACATCTTGTGTAACATGGAACGAGATGTGAAGTCTACTGCTGCTGAAACACATCTTCATTTAACTATCCCTGTTCAAGTAGTTCCCATGAAAGAAACTAGAAAAGGGAATCATGTAATAGGTGAAAGTTTCATGCTTCGTCCTTGGATGGGATTAAGTGATGGCGAAGAATTTACAATCAGCACGGATGTTGTGTTGACTATTGGTGATATGAAACGCGAAGTGAAAAAGCAATATGTCACCTATGTTACACAAGCCAAAGAAAGCCGACAAAAGTTTTTAGAACAAGAAGAACGGTCTGATGCAGTTAATGATTTGCTGCGTGAAGTGAATAACGGTGATGTTCGCATCATTGAAATTGATGATTATCATGGAGAATATTATGGCGAAGAAGAAGGAAGAGAGTAAACATTACATTGACAACAAGCAATTTTTAGCCGCACTTGTTGAATATAAAAAAGAAGTGAACCGCGCCAAAAAGAACAATGATGAGCGCCCACAGGTTCCGGATTACATTGGTGATTGTTTCATTAAGATTGCCAATCATTTGGCATACAAGAGCAATTTCATCAATTACAGCTTCCGAGAAGATATGATTCTGGATGCCATTGAGAATTGCCTCATCTACATGGACAACTTTGACCCAAAGAAATCAAGTAATCCATTTGCCTATTTCACGCAAATCACCTATTATGCATTTTTGCGTAGAATTCAAAAAGAAAAGAAGCATCTACAAACCAAATATCGGTATATTGAATCTTTGGACATTGAAGGATTGATTCGTCAAGCACATGATGAAGGAAGTTATGATAATGGTTTCATCAAGTATTTGAAACAACAAGCTGATGCCGCTCAATTGGAATTGAGTGAGAACAAGAAAGATAAGAAGATGACCAGAAAGCCTAAGTATCTTCAGAAATTGGATGATGATGTGGTCATTGATGAGGCACAACACATTGATGTGTTAAGTGTGGATGAATCCATTGAAACAGGTGAAATTGAATACGAATAATCGTTGACAAGCTCCTAAATAGTTATTAGTTTATAATGTGACCTGTGAGGTGTATATGAGATATTCAGAAATTTTCTATTCATTCCAAGGCGAGGCCGAACTGGCGGGGACACCTGCTGTCTGGCTTCGTTTCTTTGGTTGCAATTTAAATTGTGAAGGATTTGGACAAAAGAATCCAACTGACCCTTCAACATATCAACTACCATACAAAGACTTCAATGTGGATTCTGTTAAGACCATTGAACAGCTTCCCGTGTGGTCTTTTGGTTGTGATTCATCTTATTCATGGTCACAGCGATATAAGCATTTGGCACATGATGCCTCGGTGTCTGAGGTTGCTGACCGATTGATTGAAGCCAACAAGAATCAACATAATCCCGAAGGTTTGTTCACGCATCCCACAACAGGTCAAGATGTGATGTTGTGTTTCACTGGTGGTGAACCAATGTTACAACAAAAGGCGATGATGGAGATTCTAATTGAATTGTCAATGCGTGGAAATATGCCGAAGATTGTAACGGTGGAAACCAATGCCACAAAGCCATTATCAGATGAACTTCGTAGATTCATTGCCACAGATTTTCGATTCATGGGTGGGAAGCGTTGGCACTGGTCCATGAGTCCTAAATTGTTCAATGTATCAGGTGAAAAAAATGTGGTGATGCCAGAAGTGATTCGTGATTATACATTCAGCATGGCAACTACAATTTTAAAGTTTGTCTGTAATGGAACGAAAGAATGTTGGAATGAACTTGACAGAGAAATGGAACGTGTTAGATTTCTTTGTAGGCAATTCACACCTCACGTTTGGGTGATGCCTGTTGGCGCCACCAAGGATGCTCAAGAGGATCCTTATATTGGTGATTTGTGCATTGAAGCAATGAATCGTGGTTACAATGTTGCCACACGAAATCATTGTTATGTCTTTGGCAACATTATTGGGAGATAATATGAAATCACAGCAGCGATATAACGCAAACGCCATTCGCAATGCTTTGGGGAAGTGCGACCCGGAGCTTGGACAAAAAGTCCATAAGCATCTTCAATCTCTTGGCGTGGAAACACCTACTATTCAGTCGGGTGAATATGCTGACAAGAAGGTGAAGAAGATTGAAAAGCACTTTACAGGCATCATGGAAACACTTGGCATGGACTTGACTGATGACAGCCTTCAAGATAGTCCAGCTCGTGTCGCCAAGATGTTTGTGAATGAATTGTTTTGGGGATTGGATCCTGCCATGTTCCCGAAGTGTACTGCCATTGAAAACAAGATGGGGTATGATGAGATGGTGTTGGAAAAAAACATCACAGTCACTTCATGCTGTGAGCATCACTTCGTTACCATTCATGGTGTAGCTCACGTGGCATATATCCCACGTAAGAAGGTGTTGGGTCTTAGCAAGTTGAATCGTGTTGTGGAATATTTCTCACGCCGTCCACAAGTCCAGGAACGTTTGGCTGAACAAAT